TCCCGGCAGCGTGACCATCGCGCCACCTGGAAGCGTTGCCTTGTTCCAGCGTAGGAGCTGGTCGCAGGCGCGCGGCCACTCGCCGGCCTTGAGAAGGCGTGCCGCCGTCGATCGGTCGACGTCGCAGGCGATGGTCGGCCCCATGTTGTAGACGGCACTGCCAAAGGCCGCCAGGACGTCCACGGGCGCGTCCGGAGCGCACTGCTGCACCATCTCCACCGCCTCCTGCGTTCGATCGGTCAGAAGGGCCTTGCATTCGGCCGTCGTGTAGCTCTTGCCCAGGACGGGGTTGCGGGTCTCTCCGAAGCAGTACGTGGGGATACCCACCGGGTCGGTGTAGACGTAGTGTCGGATGCCCTCGCACGGGCCGACGATGCACACCGCCAGGACGGATGCCGCTGCGGCCTGCTTGCCGCGGTTCACTGGGGGTCTTTGGTAGTCCATAGGGCGGGCTGGGCGACGATGCGCGCCACTCCTGAAGCAAGGCTCACGAAGAAAGCCGCCGCGGCGAATGAGCCGTTCGCATGGGCGGGGGCGAGATACTGCATGCCGAACTCGCATGCCGACAGGATCGCCGACAGGATCGCAAGACGCACCGACCAAAGCCGGTGCCAGACTTTCCCCGCGTCATCGATCAGTACCACGGGTGCCATTTCAAAACCAGGAGAGCAGCTTGTGTAGCCACCCTCCAATCCTTGCGAAGTACCACGTGTGTTCGACCGCGACGTAGCTGGCGATGAAAATGGCGCTGACTTGAGACCCGAGCCGCATCGACCACTCCAGCACCATCACGCAGCCGTTGAACAGGCGGGAGTGACGGTCTTGCTGCTTTCGATACTCCACCGCCCGATCAACCTTGGACGTCAGGACGTCTATCTGCTGCACAAGGCAGATCAGATAGTCCCGCGCGTTTGGCTCTTTGGGTTGTTCGTCCATATTTCAGCCTCGGGTCACGAGGAAGCCGTAATCGAAGGACGTTACGGCGATGCCGCTGCCCGTGACGTTCATTAGCTTGAAGCTGATAGTGTTGGCGGCGGAAACCCACGCTCGCGTGATGATCCCTTGAGGAATCGGATCAATCAGAGAACTTGGTGTCGCCGTGATCTTGTCTCCTTGGAGAGCTCCTGTCACCGTGGTCGTGTAAGTAAAACTGCTACCCGCTGTGATCGTTCCCGGGATGATGGCAGAACCACTTGTATAGAACTGCTGACTTACCACGGGTGTTCCAGTCCAACCGGGAAAGTAGTTCTGTCCGATGGTTCCAGTAGTTCCCGCGCACTTGATCGGAGCCCCGGTCATGCCTGCCGCACAGTCGAATGTGTTGCCAGTAATGTTCGCGTTGGTGACCGTCGCACCGCTGTCGTCATAGAAGGACTTAGTTCCCATCTGGCCCTGGAACGTGTTGCCGATGAGACTGATCTGGTCGCACGTTCCCACTGGCACGATGGCGCTCAGCGTGGAGCTGCCCGCGAGGCCCAGGTTCTGGCAGTTCACGCCGGTCATCTTAAACCCGACGACGGACTGCAACTGTGCGATGCATTGGTACGAATTTAGGTTGCCTCCCGTAATACTGATGTTTTTCAGCTGGAAGGGCGTCGTGTTGTAGCCGTCGAGGAAATACTGGCAGTTGGTGATGGTTCCAGAGGGGTAGCCACTCGGCGCCACAATGTCCATGCCAATTACATTGAACAGCAGGAACGCCCGCTGCTGAACGCTAAAGAAGCGACATGCCGTCCAGTTTGAATTGGTAACGACGCTCGTTGAGGTTGTCGTTCCTAGGCTGTAGGCTGCGGCCGATGCGATGTCGACGAGACAGTTTCGCATCATGATGTCGTCGCCGATGTCGATCTTCAGCGCATTAGCCCCCGGTTGGGCGAACACCAGATCCTCGTAGCGCTGTGAGTTGCATGCGGCGCCGCCCGTCCCGACCTGGACGTGGATGAGGTTGCCAGTGCCACCCAATCCATTTCCAACAAGCGTCATCTTCTCGAACGACACCGACATGCCCTGAGCGATCGGCGTGACCTGGAAGAGGTCGACGTTCGTCGCATTGCTTTGAATTCTGGTTCCAGATGATCTCTCGGCTGGCCCGTCACCAACGTGGGCGACCTTCTTGGTTTGGGTCAGCGTCCCAGCAACAAGCGAGTACCCCGAACCGTAGTAAAGCGTGCACGTCCCGGCGAATGGTGAATTTGATGCGTAGGTGACTGGGTTGTAAGTGCTCTGGACGTAGGTGATAGCGTTTTGGCGTGCGGTCGTGTCGTCGTGGCTGTTGTCGGAGTAGACCCCGAACTGTCGATCCGTGAGGACGGCCCCATAGACCAATTTCCATCGGCCGGTATCGGCCGCCACAAGGATCGTTCCACCGTTGTCCGAACTCGTCGTGTCCGTCGAATCGTAGACGTACAGGCTCTCCGGAATGCCGTCCCTGAGGGCGTAATAGCCCGTCACCAGGACGCGAGGGTTTCCGGTCATCAGGAGCGACCGAACTGCCGCCACCGAGTCAACGATCGGCGTGTACCCGGAGATATTCTTGTTGGTGAGGGTCTGGGTGGCCGTCTGAGTGACGATGACATCGCCGCCGATGGTCTGCGTCGTTCCGACCAGGAAGGCATTGTTTCCGTTCAGCGCCGCGGCGTTGGCGTTGACGTTGTTGACGATCTGATTGAGGTCAGCCATGACCTGAGTTGCGTCCGCGATCTGGCCGTTCGTGAGAGTGACTGGAAGGAGTGAAACGATCGACATATCAGACTCTCATGTTGGTGTAGCCGGTCTCTTGGTAACGCGCGAAGAACGTTCCGATGGTTAAATTGTTCTGCCCTGTCACGTTGATCAACAAAGCCATCTTCTGGAACACCAACGGGACGTTCCAGTTGATCGTGTAGACCGTTGGGATGTTGAGCGACGACGACCAGCTACCGACCCCCCACACGAACGCGCCCCACAGGCTGTTGGGAGTGTTGACGGTGATCGTCGTGGAGTCCATCGGGTTACGCTGATCGTCTAGCGCGGTTATCTGGTAGACCGACCTCGACCCCGAGGTGGATAGCTCCAGCGTGCTCTCGACAATCTGCTTCTCCGCCATGTTGCCGTCCTTGGGCATCGTGCACGACTCCATGACGCAACTGATCGCCGCACCGTTATCGGTGTAGACCGAGGTGGCACTCGCCGTCAGCTCGCTCTTGAGGAGGACGGCTCCCATGTTGGCGTGCGAGATGACGAAGTAGTTCCCGATCTGCGCCATGCAATCGACGTTGAGCGTGTGCGGGCCGTTCCAGCGCCGTCTCTGAATGTCGAACCAGTAGTCGCCCGTGATGTTCTGCCCCGACACGATGGTGTCCATGCAGATCCGGTACACGCCGCCCGAGTAGCCGGCCGCCACACGTGACGGGTTGCGAGAGTAGATGAACGGCGCCTGGATGTCCTGCTCGCTGACCTTGAGGTCGCGCGTCAGGGGCTTGACGGCCCCCAAGGGGTCGATGTAGTACGGTCCGTCGATGGCGGCGAAATAGGTGCCGTAGGGCGTCTGGATGACCGACCTGGGCGAGATCGTTCCAACGTTGAGGCTCAGGTAGTTCAGCGCGAGCGTCGTCAGCGCGGAGTCTCCCGTGACCTGCCAGACCTGGAACTGCTTGAACACCATCATCGCCGACGTCACACCGCCGCTTGTGGTCTGTACCGGCAACCCGCTGAATGCTTGGATGGGAGATGGATCACCGATGGTCAGGGACTGGCTGGCGTTGGTGCGGGTGAGCGGCACCAGAACGTCAGAGAAGTACGCAACATTGCCGCATGCGTAGTAGGCCCGATTGTTGAAGTTTGCAACCGCCGTGGGTACGCTTGGAAGCGTGCTGGTTGCCAGATTGGCGGCCGACCAGGCGGGTGTCGTTGGCGTGCTGATGTCGATCGCGCCGAAGTAGTTGGAGCCCGTTCCCGAGAACCCCGGGTGGGTCACAAGAATCGTCGTTCCGACCACTGCCATCGTCGGGGGCACCCACAGCCCCGACGTCGGCGGACTGGTGGGCGTGTTGCCCGACGTCACCCCGCTGATCGCGATGAACACACCTGTGGAGGTATTGAACGCGAATGGCTCGTCTTGGCCCGGGTTGCGCGCCGTCGACACCATGCCGTAGACCATCACCCCGATGGAGATATACACCGATAGGAAGGTGGGGCTGGTGAAGCTGGCGAACGATGTCAGCGCCACGCCGCCCGGCCGGCATACCACCAGCTCCGGATTGGACGGGTCGAACACCAGGTTCTGCAATGACCGACACGCCCCCGGGAATGCCTCGGTTGCGTCGAATGCGTCAGACAGGCCCTTGGGGGTGAATCTGACCGGGTGTTGCTTGCGAAGAGGCATGGGGCCTCAATTCGTGATCTTGGTCGGGCGTGCGCTCCGATTGCCATGGAACCGGCGCGGGTCGAGGCGCACCGACTTGACCACTTGCTGCTCGTCGCCCTCCATGATGAGATGCGTGCGCAACATGATCTCGCACATCGACTGGAACGAATCGTGTCGCTCGTCGTCCGTGATCTCCATCAGGCGGGTGGCCGTTGCCTTGATGAGGTAGTCCTGATCCTGGAACCAGGGAACGGTGCTGCTGGACTCAGGCGTCACGATGTCAGGTTGCTGCACCATGTATCGGTGCGTCAGGATGATCTGCCCTGAGGACTGCGGGTACACGTAGACGTAGCCGGCCGTCCCGGACGCGGTCTGCGCCTGCGTCGACAGGTCGGTGGCGTACTCGTACGGGTAGTTTCCCGTGCTCGGGTCTTTGAACTCCTGGTCGTACTCCTCCATGCTGACCGGATGCAGGAAGTACGGCAGGTTGTTCTGAAGGTAGAAGAAGTCGTACGTCCGCGCGTAGTTCGCCTCAAGATTGAACGGCCCGTTCGTGCCTGCCTGGACGGTCAGGAACTGGGACACCCGGTTGACCTTGAGGTCTCGGTGCATCCACAGATCCATCAGCACCAGGTTGAGGTACTGCCCGCCCATCGTCACGTAGCCGGGGCACTTCGCTACCTTGCAGGCCAGCGCGACGATTTGGGAGGCAGTGATGGCCATCAGGCGGCCAAGCTCTCGGCGATCTTCTTGGCCTTGGCGATGGCCGCCTTGCCCGCGTCGATGTCGTCGTGCACGATCTTGAGGTTGGTGCGCATCGTGCGCAGGGTCTCGCCCTCGCGACTGTTCAGCTTGTCCTTGGCCGACAACTCCTCGATGATGGTCTCCATCTGGCGCAGCTGGTCTTGCCGCTGCGACAGTTTGGCCTCGAGCTCAGGCACCTCGGCCGCGATGCGCTGGCGCTCAACCACCGATGCAGCGACGTCCAGCCGCTTGTTGAGGTCGTCCACGCCATCATCGGCCAGCACGTAGCCCGAGAGGGTCAGTTGCTTGCCGTTGGGCAGTTGCGCCGTGAGGGTGTAGGAGCCGGCCACTCGGCCGCCGTCGTTGTCGCCTTGGTTCATTGCTTCCCGCTGATGGTTCGGTTGAGGGGCTTGCGGTAGAAATTCTCGTTGCTGCCGTGGATCTGCTGCTCGTGCACCCATCCGCGCGCCGTCACGTCCTTGAGCACACGCAACGTGTCGGTCGTGACCTTGTAGGTCTGACCCTGGTAGTACGGGATGCCGTTGATCTTGATGTCCGTCCCACCGTTCGGCGCGAGGTCGATCCAGTAGTGCCACAGCGAGTTGCCATCCGGGTCGGCGCCCGCATAGATCTCGGTGGCGGCATCCTGCGCCGGCGCAAACTCGGGGATCGGTCGAGCCTTGAGCTTGGCGATCTCGGCTTGCAACTCGGCGAGCTGCGCATCCCTTGCCGCGTCCTTGTCGCGCAGTGCCTGGTTCTCCAGGGCCGTCTGCTCGAGCAATCGCTCGTTGGAGTCGGGCAAGGGGGCGAACGGATCACCCCCTTTCTTCGTTGCATCGTTTGCCATCGGGTCTCCTTAGGCAGCCGGCTTGGGCGTGACGGCGAACCCGTTGGCCTCAAGCAGCGCCTTGGCCGAGGACACCTGGTTGTCCTTCTGCTCGGCCCAGGCGATGAAGGCGTGCACCTCCGCGGTCGCGGTGGCTTCACCGCGGGCGATGGCGTCCTTGATTTGCTGCCATGACATGACGATCGACATGCTGTTCTCCTGATTCAGTTCAGTGGGGGATCAAGCCTGCGTGCCGGCGTTGTAGCCTGGGACGAATGCCGACGAGTGCTCGATGCGAGCCAGGAAACCCTGGTTCAGGATGATCGTTCCGTAGAAGATCTTCCAGCTCACCACGCGCGTCTGGTTCAGCGGGTCGGACTTGTCCGCGCCGGTCAGGTAGTGGAACTCAGGGTTCTCCAGAAGAACCTGGCCGTAGGACTGGTTGCCGATGAACAGCGTCGGGAACACGTACACGCCAGTGGCCGGCGCGGCGGGCGGCGTCTGAGCCGTGCCGATGCCGGTGATGACCACCGTCTGGTTGCCAGCGAGCTGCGTGGCTTGACCGGCCAGGGGGCCGATCGACGGGCCAGCGGACGACAGGCCCAGGTTGGACGGCGCCGACGAGGTGCCGATGTAGATCGAGAACACGTAGCCCGGCAGGTTGGGCAGCGTCACCGAGATCGATCCCGTGGGGCCGGTCACCGAGATGTTGCCCGAGACCTGGTAGATCTGCTGCTCGACGCTGGTCTGAGCCGGCGCGCCGGTCACCTGGATGTTATACGTGGTCGACGTGGCGAGGTTGCCGCCAGAGGCTGAGGCAACGCCCGTGATCAGCGCGTTGCCGACCCAGTAGGGCATCAGGTTGGTCTCGACGTAGCGCATGCCGCCCCACGAGCCCAACTCGTTGTTGTACAGGCGATCCTTGTCGCTGTACGACCAGGCCGTGGAGATCGTCGCGTTCTCGCGCATGTCTTGCGACGGCAGCGGGTGGATCAGCGCGATGTAGTGCTGCGTGACCGTGGGCGAGCGCGTCGGGCGGTGCTTGCCCGCCTCGATCATCATGTCCTCGCGCTCGTCGCCATTGAAGCGCGGAACGCCGTACGTGACCATCGAGCCCCACATGCGGTTGGACTCGTGCGGGCTCATGACGTCGGTGGCCAGCAGAGCGGCGCGGTTGGCGCGGCCGTTGGCGTAGTTGACCTGCGTTCCGGCCAGGAGCGTGTTGAGCGTGTTGCGCTCCAGCGTTTCCGGCAGTTGCAGGGAAACCAACTGGATGGCCTGCTGGAACAGCGGGTGCTTGATCGTCAGGTTGGCGACGTCGGTGATGATGACGCGGTCGCCCCACTGCTGCGCGGTCGCCGTGACCTGCTTGAGGGTCATCGCCTCACCGATCGGGGCCACGCCTTCTTGCAGCGGCGCGAACGGCAGCGGCAGGCGCTCGTAGCGGCTGGCGGTGTAGGTGGTGCCGCGGTTGGTGTCGAGCTTGAGCGGCTTGCCGAACTGGTAGGCCACCAGCTGTCGGCGGGCCAGCGGCTCGACCTCCTCCTGGATGTAGGCCTCGACGTCGGACTGGAAGCCGGCCGCGGTGTTGGACACGCCGGGGAACAGGTAGGCCGCCAGGAAGGCGACGAGCAATTGCAGGCGAAGCATGGGAATCCTCAGATGATGGTGTCTTGGAGGCGCGCCGCTCGCTTCTCCCGATCGCTCATCCGGCCGCGCGCCGGCGTGTCCGAACGGGCGCCGGGCGACTTGCCGCGCGCAATGGTCTTGGTGCCCGTCGATGCCGCCGACTTGGCGGTGAACTTTCCTGCTACCACGTCCTCCCCGATCATCAATTGAAGGATCACCTCGCGCGAGGTGTTGATGCCGGCCGCACGGGCCTTGGTCAACTTGTCCTCAACGCGGTCGGCGTACTTCTCGTAGATCGGGTTCTTGATCGACTTCTGCGTGTACGCCGCTTTGTCCGAGAGGTCTTCGGCGCGGGCAAGCGCCTGTTGACTCTGGGCTTGCGACTGACGCAGGGCACGATTGGACTGGATCTGCCATTTCTCCAGGTCGCTGGTATTCGCGTCCCGGAGCTTGGCCTCTTCCTCTGCAAACGTCGGGTCGGGTTGCCGGTTGCGCTGGGCGCGCTGGGCATCCAACTCGTCCTTGGCTTCCTTGGCCATCTTCTCGGCGTTCTTCGCGCGCTCGCGAAGCTCGACGATGGCACGCTGGCCACGGGTCATCTGGCGGGGAGCAGGCTCCTCTTCAGGCTCGGGATCACCTTCGGCCACCTCTTCAGGGGCTTCCTCTTCAGGATCGGCCTCGAGGTCAGGCTCCTCTTCCGGCTCATCGCTTGCCCCTTCAGGGTCATCGATTGCCGGGCACAGGTAGGCCACGGCGCGGCCGAATAGGCGTTGCAGAAGACATTTCAGCAGGTCAGACATCGGTATCTCTCTCATCTGAGGATTACGTCCTCAAAGCGGTGTGCTCGGTTACGCCGAGCAGGCGGTGAATCACAGGCCCCAAGAGCCGCAATTCTGGATCGTGATCGTGGTCGGGCTGGTGACGTTGAGCAGCAGCTTGCGCGTCGTCGCGGTGGCGCAGGTCATCGTTCCGGTCAGGGTCGTGCCGGAGTCGCCCGCGGTGATGGTTCCCGTCTGTCCGACCGAGTTGTTCAGGAAGTGGATCGGCTCCGAGTAGGTGCCGTCCAGGGGGATCGTACCGAGCGCTGCGATCATCGATGCCGTGGACGGCAGGTTGATCGTGAAGGCTCCGGACGCGCCGGAATTCAGGATCGTCATGCCGGCGAGAACCTGCGCAGCCGTCAGCGTGGTGGACGTGCCTGCGGTCGTGACTGCTGTCGTTGCCTCGGCATAGTTGTTGACGTTGCTTGCGAGACCGAACAGTCCAAACAGCGCCGTCATGTCGGCTGTCAAGCCGGGGGGGAATTTCCAGATTGCCATGTCGGCCCCTTAGACTACGATCACGCCGGCCGCCATGCCGTACATGCCGGTCAGGGTGATAAGCGGCGCGTAGGTCAGCGGAACGACCGCGGGCGGGATCAGCGTGGCCGCCGTCGCCGTCCAGACCGTGCCCGAGATCGGCAGGGCGACGACCACCGAGGTCGTGCCGGCGCTGTAGATCGGGTAGAAGCCAGCCGGCAGGGTACCGGCCGTCGTGCCGATGTACAGCAAGCTGCCAACCGTGGTCGTGATCGCGTTGGTGCCGAGTGCCACCGTGTACAGGTTGGTCGTGCCGATCTGCGTGATGGAGGTGAACGTGGAGGCTGCGGTGAGCGCCTGCACCACCTGGGTATAGAGCTGCGTGATCTGGCCGCGGTAGAAGCGCTGGCCGCCCGTGGTCACGGTGGTAGTGCCGGACAGTGTGACGCCGGTATTGGTGACGGTCGGCGCGGCGACGGTGGTACCGGTGTTGCCAGCGATCGTCAGAGGGAACGTCTGGCCGTTGTACGGCAGCGGAATCTGGTTGACGATGTTGATCGCGTTGTCGAGAGTGACCGTCACGGCGCCGCCGTTGGTCAGCATCTGAGTCAGGCCGGCGATGTTGGTCAGCGTGATCGTCGCGGCGGCCGAGGTCGCGAAGTTGACCAAGCCGGCATTCGGCGATACCGCCAGAAGCACCGAATTCAGCAAGCCCAGGATGCCGACGTTGGGCTGCGCGCCGTTGACGTCGATCGCCTGCTGGAGACTGTTCGCGCCAGGCGGCAGGCCGATGGCCATCGGAAAGAGGACATCGGCGAGGAATTTCGGCATGCGCATTTAAGTCTCCTAATGGTCGGAAGGGTAAGAGGGTTTGCTTGGCTAGTCAATCAGTCACGATGCCCTGGACGAAAATGTCGGCGGTCAAAGCGCCGGTATTTCCCGTCGTCAGAGACAGTATCGGCGTGGCCGATTCCTGCTTCTGGATGATATTGGCGAGCGTCGAAATGGACGCCAATCCAACTCCGGTGAGGCCACCCCAGGTTTGCGCCGCCGCGAGGATAGCGTCCCCGCCTTTGGTGGCTGCGGAATAGATTCCGCCCACGCACGCCACGCCGAACGCACCGGACTTGGTGATCCCGACGATATTGGTAACGACGTAGTTGGTGAAGTTTCCGACCTTGGTGAGCACCTGGTCGGTGGTCAACGTCATGTTGGCCGCGCGGATGATGAACAGCGTCTGCGTGACGTTGTTCGTTCCGACTTGAACCGATGGAGAGCGAGTCGCCATCTCAGATCCCGAACCCGGTTTGGATGTAGACCGTCGCTGTGCTGCTGGCCGTGACGACCGTCCAGAATTGGCCCGGGGGAACTGTGAACGTTCCATCCTCTCCCGGCGCCATCAGGAGCACCTGCGTCGGAGTACCTGGCGTCGGGAAGACCGCATTGGTTGCGGCTTGGGCGGCGGTTGCTGCGAATACGACGGCGGCGGCCACTGCGCCAGAGTTGTAGATCTTCGCGACGATCTGGCTTCCCGAGAGCGGGCTCCCTGGCGTCAACTGGATTGCTGCGGGAGCAGCCGTCGCGCCGGCAATCGCAAAGGTCGGACTGATTGGCTGAAACGCACTGTCATTTTCCATGCACAGCCTCCTCGATTGACGGTGTGGTTAGCTTCAGGATGTGCATGATACGCTGCTCTGCTGTGGGATGAAGCGATCTGTCGCCTGGAAGGATCGGCCGCGGCGTGTAGATATGTGGCGAATTGTGGGACGCGAGGTACAGCAGCAAGCCTTGCGCGTGGCCCTGACTCACTGCGAAAGCATCCGCCTCCAATTCATGCTGTCGACACAGCGCCGGCAAGTCCTTCCACCGCCTGGTGAACAACCAACCAACTCGCTTGAGCGCATGCCGGCCCCGGAGGTGCCCGCGCTCGTGAGCGATGACCGCATGGGCTTGCGAGGGTGGCAGATGCCGGAACCATCGCCCGGTAACGATGAAGGGGCCGATGCAGCGCGCGACCCAGGGGCGGTCGGTATGGAGGATCATCCGCGGCCTTCAGCGCCCGCGAGGCTATCCTGATGCACCATCCCCGGAGGCCCTTGCGTCCGAGGCTGTCCAGGCTGCGCACCGATACGCGGCGTCCCCGCGACTCCCGGCTGTCCGCCACCCGGCACGCCTGGCTGACCCCCACCTTGCTGCTGCCCCATCATCTTTTGCTGCTGCTCCTGCAGCATCTTGACGTGCGCCGCGATATGCCCGCGCAGGACGCCTGTGGGGTCGCCCGTCAGCTTGGCCGACTTGTTGTGCACCGAGATGTGCTCCTGGTGGTTGTCGCCGGCGTGGATCTCGACCTGGATGCCGTTGTGCATCATGTCGTCCTCCTCCTCGGGCGGCACCGTGAACAGGTTGCGTTCGTCGATGAAGATCTTGGGAGCGAGCTCCGGCCCGAATGTCTGTTCCACCATGAACTCGAGGATCGGAGTCAGATCCATGCGCCGACCATTCAGGAGCTGCGGCGGGATGCCGCGCATCACGTTCATTGCGGCGGTCATCTGCTGGATCCGCTGCTGGCTCATTTGGTAGCTCGTGCCTGACCAGCGGAAGAACCAGGTCTGCCCGAACTGCTGAGGCTCGACCTTGTGCACCATCGCCTTGGCGCCGACGTCGCCCATGGTCACCACCGTGATGGCGTCGGTTCGGAACTGCTGATCGAGCTCAAAGATGCGCTCGACGACAGGGTTGAGCATCATCTCTTCGTAGCGCTTGGCGTGGTCGGTGATGTTGATCTGCTGCTCTTGCTGCAGGTTGCCCACCATCTGGTTGTTCTTGCGGCCCTGGGGCATCTTGCCCATCATGGCCTCGTTGACGTCCATGGACTCCCAGATCTGCGTCTTGATGCCCTGACAGAGCTGCATCGAGTCCTTCCACAGCGCGGGGAACTGGGCGAACTTGGTGCTTTTTGGGTCAGTGAGCCAGATCGCGGCCAGGCCCATCACCATCGACTGGTACTGCGGGCTCTTGAGCGGATCCGTCATCACGATGGGCAGCAGCGCGTACTGCGCCGAGTCCATGCCCATGTTCCAGTAGTCGTTCAGGTTCCACTGCAGGAACTTGACCGGCTCCACCTTGCTGATGCCAAAAAAAGACCCGGTGATGTTCTCGACCGGGGCTGAAATTGTCGGTCTGCGTCCCGACCACCAAGGGGATTTGATGATGCCGGCGATCATGTTCTCGCCGTAGTAGTACACGAGGGCGGGCTCTTTCTTGCCGTCCTCCTCGAATTTCAGATTCGTTGCCACCTCGTAGACCAGGCAGTACTTGTAGCTGCCCTGCGTCTTGACGCCCGCGTCTGCTGACCGCTTCTTGGCCGGCACCTTCTGATCCCTGGCGCCGTCCGGCCCGCTCTCGAACAGGTCGTCCACGTCGATATCGATGAACACCCCTTCGTCCACGAGCTGCTGCACCTTGTCCTTGGACATGCGCAGCTTGATGGCTGAGGCGATCGAGTCCTCAATGCAGTCGCAGGTCGGCGGGTACACCGCCAGATCCTCCGCGGCGAAGGGCACGATGTCCGGACCTTCCTCGATGATGTCCTTGGTCTCGATCTCCTGCTCGGTATCGTCCTCGTCCTCGATCTCTGCGCCCAGCTCCACGTTCTCCTTGATCTTGGGCTTGTCCACGATCTCGGTCACGCGCCGGTAGGTCTTCTTCCAATCAACATATAGCCCCCACTGGCCGGCGACGTCGCCCGCAATGAGGTCGGCCCGGACGTGGTTCTTCAGGCCAGACTTGCGGATGTAGTGCTCGATCAGCGACGTCACCTCTTGCGGCGACTCTCCCGTGGGGCCGACCGCATCGACGTGCTTGAAGTTGATCGGGAACAGCTGCGCCAGGGTGCGCTTGACGCGCGCATTGATCGAGTCACGTACCGCGGGGATGTAGCACTGCGAATTGCCCTGGTATGTGGCGTTCTCGTCGGGCTGTGCGTTGTAGATGTTCCACGCCTCTTCTATATTGTCCGAGCGAGTCTGCTGGTTGTCGTAGCACTTCTGGATCTTGGCGTAGAGCTTGTCGGCCGCCTCGTAGGCCGGCGACTCGGGTTTGTCCGCCCAATTCTCCACCTTGGCATCATCCTCGTCTCCCGACGCTTCTGCCTTCTTCTGCGCGGCGACACCCGCGGCGTTCAGGGTTCCGGGCGTGTCGTCATCGCCCTTCTTCCCCTTCTTCTTTGCTCCGGACGTCTCGCCCTTCTTGCCAATGGCCACGTCAGATCCGCTTGCCTTCAAGCCGCTTGGCCGGCGTGCCGCGCGTGATGCGCCCCGGCTTGTCGTCGGCCTTGCCCGCCTTCTTGTTGCCGGCCATCGGGTTTTTGCCGAACAGCTTGCCCGGCTCGACGACTTGGCGGCTCACGCCTGGGGCTTGCTTGGTCTTCATGGCGTGCATTGCTCCGAATGGGTTAGTCCCGGTTGCCCGCCGGGGTGACTCGCTGCAATGGAGGAGAGCAGGGTCACGGCTTACAGCGCGGCGCCTCTGGCGGTGAGCCAGGGCGGCCGGCGCCTCGCTGTCACTTGCCGCCGGTGGCCTTGGTCGTGCTGTTGCCTGTCATCTCGCGCGAGAGGTTGGGACGACCGTAGATCATCTCGCGCATCGGGCCGCCGGTCAGCTTGTCGGGGACGTTGGAGGGCGAGCCTTGCGCGCCGCCTTGTTGCTGGCTCTTGGCGAAGGCCACCGGGTTCTGGCTCGGCGACTTCTTGCCGTGACTTTTGGAAATCGACATTTTTGCTCCTTAGGGCATGTCCGGCCAAGATCGATTGCCCTTCTCGATGTTGGCCTTTGCATCAAGAATTTGGAGATTGTGCTCTACATGGAGCCCGCAGACAAGCTGGCTAACGAGTGGGACGATGTGATCTACGTGGTGAGGCTTGAAGCACTTTCTGCACTTCTTCATCGCCTCTTTCCCAGCGCCGACATGTAAGGGACACCATTCGCATTCAAGGCCGATCCGAAGTCGGGTGGCAACTGAGACGTGGCCTTCCCCTGTTCCACCGCCATTGTCAAGCATTCTAAAGCAATGCACAACGTCCGACTAACTCCCGCCTCAGGCTCACCGGTCGGTCGCCCATTGCTCTGGATGCGATACCGATACCCCGAGGAGAGCGCTGACAGCAGCCGGCGAGCTGTCCGATCCACCTGCAGCAACCTCACCCCGTCCATCGACGTGCGCATCAAGTCGCCCAGGCAGCCGCGGGACTGCTCGATGTAGCCCCCGCGCTGCGCCGGCATCTGCGCTTGCCTCAGAGCCTCCATCACCGCGTTGCGTCCCGCCTGGTCGTGCGTGTCGGCCGGCACCCAGGTCGTGATGCGTCGGTTGGGGTAGGCCGCGCGCAGGATGGTCCACACGTCGCGGATCGCGTCGGCCGAGGAGTGCGCCGAGACGAAGTCATGCAAGACCGTGATGCGCCGACCGCCGACTGCCACCAGCACCGCCGCGACCTCCGTGTCCGTCTGGTAGATGCCGAGCGCCAGCTGGTCACCCTGCGACGGCTCGGCCATATCGGTGATGTTGTCCTCCGAGAACTCCCTGTAAACCGCCTGGCCACCGAACACGCGCTGGATGTAGGCGAGCGCGTTCAGGCAGTCCCGCTTGCCGGACGGGTAGTTCAGAATCTCGTTGACCAGGATCTGGTGCTTGGCCTTGCCCCCCACCAGGATGATGTCCCCCGCCTCGAACAGCGGCTGCAGGCCCATGATGAACTCGTCCTTACTCCGATCCGAGGGCGCCAGCATGGGACGCAAGTCCAGCACCTCGCCGCGCCTGAGCATCTCCGAGCGCATGGGCTGCAGCAGGAAGTCGTCGAGTGAGTTGCGCTCGATGGCCACCTCCGCGTCGTCGTGCCTCTTGGCCATGTCGAAGCAGTCCGCGATGATGGCGTCCGGCTTGAGGTACCCCGCTCCCGACTCGTGCACGTACACCGTGCTGCCCATGCGGCTGACGATCACCTTGCCCGTGCGGTCGCTCGATCGCTTATTGCTGGTTCTCGCCGGGTCGACGATCACCACCTTCGGCGCATACGCCCGCGGCGCCCGCTCCTCGTAGCGCAAGCTCTCCTCGTTGAACGGCTTGCCCTGAGTGCTCGCGGCGATCAGCATGTACTCCTGCACGAACTCGCGCAGCAGGCCGGCGCTCGCGAAGCGATCCCGCTCTGAGCGGATCCAGGCCATCGGATAGCGCTCCGGCCACAGCGCTCGCGCCTGAGGATGGTCGATCACCTCCGCACCCGTGACCCCCGGCGCCGCACAGATCGGGTAGCTCGCGTGCGTCCACTCCGGAGACGCCTTGCACCGATTGATCATGCAGTCGTCAGACAGCGGCGTGCCCGTCACCCGGATCTTGCGCCTCTCCTTGTCCATCGCCGGAATCAGCTCCGTGTTGAGCTTGCGCCATGTCGCATCCACTGCCGCCGTGTCCCTGACCATCGACTTGTTCTCGATGTCGTCCAGGTACGCGCGGTCAGGCCGGGCGTCCAGCCACTTGTACCCCCGGATCTCCTCCTCCCATCCGTGCGCCTCGATGAGAGTCCCATTGCGCAGGCAGATCCGGTTCTCCGTCCACGGCTCGCCCTTCAAGTCGCCGAACAGGTGCATCAGCTTCGTGTTGCGCAAGACCTCGTGCTTGATCGCGCTGAGCCGCTGAACCGCCTTCGTGTACGTCTCGCCGAAGATCAGGCAGTACTTGAAGTTGCCAAACGCCGCCTCGAGCAGCAAGAACTCCTCGCTCAACGTCGACTTTCCCGCCTCCCGGAACGCCTCGATCACCTCGAACTCGTCAGCCGCCCGCCACAAATCCATGATCTGCACGTGAAAGCCCGGGCTCTCCTGCGGATGCCGGTGCGCAAAGCACAGCGCCGAGCCGAGTGCCCGGTCATTGCTGATCGCGCGCAGTAGCTCCGACGTCGATCCCTGTGCCCCCGTGTCTCTATCCAGCGTGCTCACCTGTCGCGCCCCCCCCACCAGTCCGCCACCGCACCCCACACGAACACCAGCGCCACCGGAACCAAGATCGCTGACCAGCCCAACAGAACCGCGGCGGCCATCACGCGCCGAACCTCACGCGCTCGGAGTCGTCGAGATAAGCATCAAGGCTGTTGATGGCGGTCTCCAACTCCTGCACCGACACTCTCGCCTTGGCAGCCACCTTGCGTGCCGCCCCTTGGCGTGCCGCCCACTGCCTGGTTTTGAAGACGTCCGCCGATCGAATGGCCTGCGGGCAGTAGCTCGCGAGGCTATGCAGTCGAAGTGAAAGCAGTGCCTTGCGCTCCGCCACCGAATCGCGCGTGTCGCGCATCGGCCGGGATAGCGTGGAGGCAACCGCATCGCCCCCGATCCAGTCAGTCTGCTGTGTCATTCCTGCCCCTCATCCAGCAACCCATCCACCACCGCCCACACCCCAACACACACCGCCCACACCACCAGCGCCAAACCCAGCCAGATCCCCACCAGAAGCACCGCCTCACTCGTGGCCATGCGTGCCTCCCGAACCCATCCGGTGATCGAACCCGAACGCCTTGCTCACGCCAGCCGGCGCCACCCGCTCAGGCAGCGGTGCAGGCGGTGCAACAGGCGGCTGTGCGGCCGCGCGAGCAGCACCCGCCACGATGCCCGGCATGTCGTTGATCATCGACCGATCCGTGGGCATCGCCAGCAACACCGTACCGCCATCGTCCAGACTCGGATCAGGATCGGCCACGAGTTGGTATAGCCCACCACCTCCATCTCCAGCCGTCTCGTAGCCGTTGACTCTGATCCCCGCAGGCAGATCAACCTGCCGGCTCTCGAACCCCCTCGGCGCAGCGCCCGGATACCTCGGCGTCCACTCGATCCCCCTCGCCTCCAACTCCATGAACCCCTCGCTTAGTGGCTGCCACCGACCCAGCGGCCAGTCGAAGCACGGCTCCACTGTCACGATCTGCCCCTCCACAATGTCCCCGATCCGCATGTCCACTCCTCGTCGTTGCAATACGCTGAGTATAGATAGCTAAAGAGGGCTGTCAAGCGGCGGACTAGCCGAGGGGTCGCTCGCGAACGCGATGGGGGAGTCGGTGCCCCAGGGGCCTCCCAGAGTTCGGTCGCGCGGGTCAAGACGAGCGTCCACCCACCTGCCGGGCGGCCCCACCTTCCGACTTCGCACTAACCCTATGCTGCACTGCACCATGTGCATAAGGGGCGTTATGTCAACCGACATGCCGGGTCATAACGGTCTGGTCGGACGGCCTGGCGACCCGCCGTCGAGCAGGGTGAGCGTGCGCTAACTCGGCCGTCCGACCCGACAGCCAGCTAAAGAGTTCTGAGGGAGGCTGACGAGGGGTCGAGGCGGGCACTTAGGCTAAACCTAGCCCCGTAGCGACACCTTTTTTCGATTTTAAAAGACCCCAAATTCATTTATTCTAATTCTAAATTATGTATATATACTGTCTATATAGATTCATAGTCTTTTATAAATCTTATAGAAGGTGTGAATGTTCTTAAAAATCAACGACTTAAGGTGTCGCGAGAGGGGTGTAACGAGGGTAGTACGAGAGGGTGGTGTATCGACATTTTGGGGCTAAGTGCTAACGGGTGGTTGACTGGTGGCTTGATGTCGGCTAGACTTGCTTGTCGATTCTTGAATTCATTCACACCTTGGAGGTAGAAATGCATGACACGCAGGTAGTAGCGAAAAACGCGGTTGGATTGGTGTCGAGCAGGCTCGGTCGAGGGCTGCCGGCGAGCGAGCAATTCCGCATCAGTCTGCACCCCGAGCTGGCGGAGCAGTTCGTGACCAATGGGGGCGGGAACTGGCTCAAGCAGATGCTGGTCAGGCAGTTCCTGGAGGAGCTGTCGCAAGACCGGATGGCATCGGTGGTGGCGTGGAAGATGAGCCTGGGGTCGTCGTTCGGGGATGCGTGGATGTTCGCGCAGATGAATCCGAACGCGTGCCTGCTCAAGAGCGGCAAGATCATGGACTTCGACGAGGCCAAATACCTGGGCAAGGAACTGTTCCCGGGCCGGTTCATCCTGCCGGATCACATGCTGGTCAACGCGTCGTCGGGATTCGGCACGGGCCGGCCTCGGCGCGACTACACCGAGCCGGAGCCTGAACTTCCGCGGCCGGGTGAGGTCATGGGCGTGGAGGAGCCTGTGCGGGCGCCTACACCCCGGCCAGCTCAGGAGCCCGTGGAGATCCCTCCCGAGACCCCGCAGGAGCGCGAGATACGCGTGGCCGCCTACATCGAGGCTCGGCGCATCGCCCGCCTTCAGGGCAAGCCCACCGACATCCCGTTTTCCCGTACCGCCGCTAGCCCGGATGATCAGTGATGCCACGAGGCCACCCCCAGAAGCTGCGCCCGTACATGCTTGACACTGAGCAGCCCGATCCGGATGCGCTGCTCGACCCTGAGCAGCTCGAACTGGCCATCGGCGACACGCGGGCGCTGTACGAGCGGCTGGGGCGAGAGTCCCTGCAGGCGTTCGAGCGATTGCGCAAGCTGCGATCGCTCCGGTCGCCCGAGGCGGCGCGCGCGGCCTCGGCGTGGGAGCGCCGCAAGGCTGAGGCTCGCAAGCCGGTCCGAAAATCGACCCTTTAACCACCTGGAGATCACACACATGACACTCACTGCATCCGACTACGACATGGCCCTCTACTTCCTCAAGGACAAGGGCGACATCACGCGCTGGCTCGACTGGGAGGAAAAGCGCGAGGCGCTGTGCCTGGCCGTTCCTGAGCTGAGCGACTGGCTGCTGATGGATCGGATGGTCAGATCGCTCAAGACCGCGATGATGGTCAAGCTGGAGGATTTCGCTTCTGCCGCGCCGGATCAGGAGCAGGATCCGTTCGGTGCACGCATGGTCATCCCTGCCTCGATGCCGGAGCACCTGAGGGCCGAAGCTGCCATCGCCAAGGCGACCGGGAGCCAGCCGTGAAGGTCGCTGCGCTGTACGTCGAGAAGGACGGATGCTACTTCGGTCTGCCTGGCGTCGATCCTTGGGATGAGGCTCGCGATGCCAGGAAGTACACCGGCCCGCATCCTGTCGTGGCGCATCCGCCCTGCCAACGTTGGGGCCGCTTCTGGCACGGCAGCACTCGCAAGCCGCACCAGTTCAAGATGGGCGCAGACGGTGGCTGCTTCCACGCTGCGTTGGAGGCGGTTGAAAACTTCGGCGGGGTGATCGAGCACCCGTGCGATTCGAAGGCGTGGGATCGCTTTGGGATCACGAAGCCAAATCGCGCAGGTGGCTGGACGGCGAACATCGAATGGTTCGAGAGGGAGATGGAGCGCCAGAACCTTCACCATCTCGTTCGCAAGACTGTTCGACGAACAGCCATCGAAAACGCCGACTCCTGGAGTTGCTGCGTCTACCAGGGCAACTACGGCCACTTTTCCGGCAAGCCAACATGGCTGTACGTTTCCGGCGTACGTCGAGAAGACCTCCCCGAGCTGCGCTGGGGCAAGACCGAGCAGCGCATCCACCCCCGCGCGCTGGAGCTGCACGGCTACGAGAAGGCCCGTCGCATCGGAATGATGGCGATGGTCGGCGGCAAGGACAAGACCCGAATCCGCAACGCCACGCCTCCCGAGTTCCGGGACGTGCTCCTGTCGATCGCTGCATTAGCCCACTAAACCGCATGGTCATCGGCCAGGTGCTTGACGGGGTGGATTTAGGTGGCTAAAGTTCAGTCATCGGATCAGCAACCAGCCAGGAGACAGACATGACCACCGAAGCAGCCGCCGCTCTCTACGAAGCCCAGCACCAAGCCAGTATGTACGGCAAGCGATACGCCGTCTTCAACCCGCACGGCAAGCCCGTCAGCGAACTGCCAGTCATCTACGGCTTCAACAACGGCGGCCCCAGCTGCTTGCTCAGCGCCGTCCTAATCGCCCAGGACGGAACGGAGCTCGGCAACCATTTCTGCAGCTCCGAGGGTTACATGCGCCATGACTTAGGAATCCTTGAAGGCGTCCGCGACGACAGGCACGAGACGTTCCGAGCGCATTACCCGGACGGCTATTGTATGGACTTCGTTGGCTACGAATACGTTCTAACCCACGATGGCCTGAACGCCGCATTAGCTGCTAACAAGGCCAAAAAGGCCGAAGAAGCCAAGACCGCCTGATCCCAGCCGCTATGCGCCGCGAGCCGGCGCATGCGAGTGCGATCCGCACACCGGCTCACCTGATGAGCCACCAACGCGCTACACATGCGCATCACCAAGGAAGCTACTCAATGACTCAGTCTCTCATCGGAAAATTCGTCGTCGTTCGCACCTACTCCGCTGGCGTCCACGTCGGCACGCTCGACGCCCAGAATGGCAAGGAAGTCACCTTGTCCAACGCTCGACGCATCTGGTCGTGGCAGGGCGCGAACACGCTCAACGAGATCGCCAACAAGGGCGTCGGCAAGGGCTCGAAGGTCAGCGACACGGTCAGCATGATCAGTCTGACGGAAGCCATCGAGATCATCGCTGGCACGGAGGAAGCGCAAACCAATCTCGGGGGTCTGGGATGGGGCAAGTAAACATCGGCTACGGCTCCGGCTCCGGAGCCGGCTCCGGCTCCGGCTCCGGCTCCGGCTCCGGCTACGGCTACGGCTCCGGCTCCGGCGACGGCTCCGGCTCCGGCGACGGCTCCGGCTCCGGCGACGGCTCCGGCTCCGGCTCCGGCTCCGGCTCCGGCGACGGCTCCGGCTACGGCGACGGCTCCGGCTAC